AATTACCTGTTATCTCTAAGGCTACTAAGAAGAGAAGATACTTAATCCCTGATAATATTGAAGGTTGGGCAGATTCAATTAAAGTTTTGATGAAGTCGTATTTGGGTCTCAGCACTTGGAAACCCGATTTTGATTTCCGTGCCATCAGAGCCAAAGGAGAGAGATTGATTACCAGTGGTGGAGTAGCACCAGGTCCTGAGCCTTTGAAGATTTGTTTGGTACACATCGAGGGTATCTTAGAAAATAAAAAAGATGGAGAGAAGTTAACATCCTTAGAGTGTCACGATATCCTATGTCATATTGCAAATGCTGTTTTGAGCGGAGGTATTCGTAGATCTGCTATGATTTCTTTATTTGATTATGATGATGAGGATATGCTGACTTGTAAGTTTGGTAATTGGTGGGAATTAAATCCTCAGCGTGGTCGTTCTAATAATAGCGCAGTGATTAAGAGAAATGGTGCTGTTAGTAAGGAAGACTTTATGGATCTATGGAAAAAGGTTGAGTTAAGCAATAGTGGAGAACCCGGTTTTTATTTTACCAATGATGTAGAGTTGGGCACAAATCCTTGTTGTGAAATTTCTTTGAACTCATTCCAATTCTGTAATCTAGTGGAGATTAATGCATCTGACTTGAAAGATCAGCATGATTTTGAAGAGAGAACAGCTGCTGCTGCCTTTATTGGAACACTTCAAGCATCTTACACAGACTTTCATTATCTGAGACCCGAATGGAAAGAAGTAACTGAAAGAGAGGCTCTATTGGGAATTGGAATGACGGGTATTGCATCGGGCAAAGTTCTTGAATTGGATATGCCTGAGGCCGCTGAGGTTGCTTACAGAGTTAATAGAAGTACAGCCGATGAGATTGGGATCAAGAGTGCTCATAGAATTACCTGTGTTAAGCCATCAGGAACCTCTTCCTTGGTCTTGGGCACCTCTAGTGGTGTACACGCTTGGCATGATCAGTACTACATTCGCAGAATGCGTTTAGGTAAGAATGAGGCTCTATACACTTACTTGGCGATTTATCATCCGGAATTGATTGAGGACGATGTACTTTCTCCATCAAATCAAGCGGTTGTATCTGTGCCCGTATCTGCTCCAAAGGGAGCTATTACAAGGGCCTCAGAGAGTGCTATTCAATTCTTAGAGAGAGTAAAACTGATTCATGAGAAGTGGATTAAACCCGGTCACGTGGCAGGAGAAAATACACACAACGTGAGTGCAACTGTTACCTTGAAGAACAATGAGTGGAAAATGGTTGGAGAGTGGTTATGGGAAAATCAAAACCATTACAACGGTCTTTCTTTCTTACCAGAAGACTTAGGTTCGTACCAACAGACTCCATTTGAGACAATTACAAAGGAAGAGTACGAAAAGATGTCCAGCAAGTTAAGCGGATTATCTGTCGCAAATATTGTAGAAATTAGCGACAATACAAGTCTTAATGAAAATCTTGCGTGCTCAGGAGGAAACTGCGAAATTTCGTAGCATTACTCGGTATTTTCTCGAACAGACCCACATTTTTTAACAGTAGTGTGGGTTTTTTCATGCACTAGTGCAATAATGTGTTATAAAAAGTACATTTAAACGTAGTTTTGGGTGTTTTATTGCACATTATAGTGGTTAAATGAGCCAAAAATGGCACAAATTGCACATTATAATGGTTATTTTTCACAAAAATGAAGAATAAGGATTTTGCGCAAAGTATTATTTTTTGCTACTTTGTGCATATATTTGCATTGTTCATATTTATTTTTAGTTAAGGGTATTTGGGGTGGCTTAGGCTGCCCTTTTTACTTATAAGTTTACAATTTTTAGTTTAAAGTAAACTTATAGGTTTATATTTGTACTATGATCAATATAGTATTAGAAACAGCAGAAGCAGAAGTTTTACAACAAGCGGTTGAACAACACTTAGATTTGTGTTATTTGGCAATTGAATGTGAATACAATGATATGACAGAGGAAGAACTTATTTTGATGGATGATTTTAAGCCATTTGATGTATTTTGTGGATGTCCTACTTGTGTTGCCAGGGAAATTATAATGAAAACGTTTGAGTATTTAAATTATATCGGCAAAGTTAATATTACACTTAAAGAAGAAAAAAATGAGATATAGTTTATTTATTGTAATGTGCATTACGGTAATTTCGTGTGGGTCTCCGAAGAAAAGATACGATAGACTGATACGCAAATATCCGTATTTAATCGAAACTGATACGATAACAGTTAAGGATACAATTATTAAAGAGACTAGAGTTCCTGTACCAGAATACAAAGACTCATTTATTATAAGTCACGATACAGTTATTGAGACAGAGAAATTAATCATCACACGCAAAGGCGATTTTTTTGGAGTAACTGTAAAACCAGATACCATAACCTTTCGGGATACTATTCCGTATGAAGTTAAAGTCGCTGGTCGAATCTATACAAAGAATATAATTAACTGGTGGTATATTGCAGGCGCATTCATCGTAGGTTTGATGCTTGCCTTATACTTAAGAAAATGAAGTTTAATCAGCAATCTTTTGATGAAAATGATGGAATAGGAAGGCAATTGCTTACTGCCTTTCTAGAGAAAAAAGGTCACAATGTTTCAAATAATCGTGACAAATATGGTATAGATTTGGTCTCAGAAAGAGATGGAATAACGTACAAATGGGAGGTGGAGATGAAGAGTAAAAGAGAATGGACATGTATGGAAGATTTTCCTTTTAAAACTGTCTCATTTCTCAATAGAAAGGCAAAGTGGAAAGAAGATATTTTTTGGTATGTAATTATATGTTCTGAGACCCAAGCGGCTCTGATGTGCAGATCAGATATTATCTTTGATGATCAATATAAAGAAAAATTATATATAAATACGCCTCAAAGAAAAGGAACAGATTATTTTTATAGAGTTCCAAAAGAAAAATGTATATTTGTGTCGACTCAAGAATTTATAGAATGAAAGATAACGTAAACCCTTCACATTATAAGCAAGGTAAAGTCGAGTGTATCGAAGCAATTGAATCTGCTACGATTAATAAAAAAGGTTTAGATGCCGTATGTACTGCAAATATTATTAAGTACTTATGGCGGTGTGAAAATAAAGGTGGTGTCGAGGATATGAAAAAGGCAATGTGGTATTTAGAAAGAATGATTAAAAATAATACCAATAAAGAATTTATACACCCAAACAGTGTAGAATATAAAGACGATCAAATATCGTCTTCATTTAGTAAGTTGTGAAAATATACTGGACATATAGCAGAACTAATCTAAAACCATCTGAGGTTCCAGCCCACGAAAAGGCTAAGGTTCGCATGTCTAGTGATAAGTACCATATTGGCGGTCTCAACAGGGAATCAATACTAACCCATTGCATTACTATCGAAGGTTATCTGCACGCTATCAATTATTGCCCAGGACAAGAAATTCACTTGGCTTTGATTGGAGGATTGGATGACGATTATATATTTAAAAATACATCAACAAACGCACAACTATTTACCTTGGGCAATATAGTTAGATTCTATATTTCTATGGGAGAGGTAATTGAAGAAGGCGACTTATCTAATTTTGATTTAATAACATGGCTAAAAGCAGTAAACAAGTAATCGAAGGGGAGATCAAAGAACTCCAAAAGCTAATTTCTTGGTGTGAGTATTACACCGCAATTAACAATCCTATCGAAGCCAATAAGGCTCAGAAGGAGATTGAAGAACAAAAAAAGAAAATCAATGAGCTTAGAAAAGATTACGAAATTCCTAAAAGAAAATAAGATATCTGAGGCCGATGCAATTGAAAGATTGCGTCTACAGGATTCAGATCCCGCTAAGGATTTCTATTCAACGCTTGTCTCAGCGTCTAAACAATTGATGGATGGTGTTAAGGATAAGACCTTAGACCTAGACGACCCTTATCAGAAGGGTTTATTTCAATTATTGCAGGCAGGAGATAAGATCAATAAGAGTTTGAAACTTGCTAAATTGGAAGCCTATCCAGAGGAAGATGTTGTCGAAGACAACGTATCTTTTATGGATCGGGTCTCAGGTAAAAAATGACAAAGAAGAGCAAGTTTGAATATGATGAATGGTGGGCCAAGCATGGTCTTAAACCTAACGCTACAGCCAAGGAAAAGGATTTGTGGTGGGGTCAAGAATTGGAATACTGGAACACAGGTCGTTTTGGATTAACAGGTGCACACTACTTTGCGCTAACACAAGCCACCGTAAAAGATGCCAGAGGTTTCAAAAAGAGACCGATTTGGCGAGATATAGATGAGTTGATTTACGAAGGTTATGAGGAAGCAAAAAGAAGTAATAATGATTTATTTATTACTAAGAGACGTGAGGTTGGTTTATCTTTAATCTTCGGTGGAATTATTCCTGTTTGGATTGCATTAACTAGACCGGGTTCTACAACTCTCATAACCAGTGCA